GTTGCGGTCGACCCTCGCCAGCGATGGCGATGCTGCAGTGTGCGACCGGTTGCGGTCGACCCTCGCCAGCGATGGCGATGCTGCAGTGTGCGACCGGTTGCGGTCGACCCTCGCCAGCGATGGCGATGCTGCAGTGTGCGACCGGTTGCGGTCGACCCTCGCCAGCGATGGCGATGCTGCAGTGTGCGACCGGTTGCGGTCGACCCTCGCCAGCGATGGCGATGCTGCAGTGTGCGACCGGTTGCGGTCGACCCTCGCCAGCGATGGCGATAGCGCCTGGGATGGTGTTACCGTCATTTGTGACGATGCGATATCGTGGCTGGAATCCGCAGCGGCCGCTAACGCCGTTCCTGACGATGCCCTGATTTATTGCGACCCGCCCTACCTGCTGGAAACGCGCCGCAGCCAACGCCGCATCTACGCGCACGAAATGACCGACGCGCTCGAGCATCGTCACTTGTTGCGATGCTTGCGATCGCTGACTTGCCGCGTCATCCTCTCCGGCTACTATTCCGAACTCTACGCCACTGAGCTGCACGACTGGCGCACGCTCACCTACCAGGCGCAAACCCGCGGCGGAAGCCCGGCGACTGAATATCTGTGGATGAATTACACGGAACCGTTTGAACTGCATGACTACAAATTCCTCGGTAGCAACTTTCGCGAGCGCGAGCGCATCAAACGCCAACAAGTCCGCTGGCAGGCCCGCCTTGAACGCATGGACCCCGCGCAGCGTTACGCCATGCTCGAAGTCATCGACCGCTTGCGATATCCTATCGCCATTTCAAGCGATACTGCACCCTCGCCAAATCCGCCGATACTTTCCGGATCCTATCGCCACAACTGACGATGCTTGCCGGCGCGCCCATCGCCATTCCTGATGGTGAAGGCCTCACTGTGTTTCATCCCTCATCCCTCCGCCCTCATCGCCATTCCTGATGGTGAAGGCCTCACTGTGTTTCATCCCTCATCCCTCCGCCCTCATCGCCATTCCTGATGGTGAAGGCCTCACTGTGTTTCATCCCTCATCCCTCCGCCCTCATCGCCATTCCTGATGGTGAAGGCCTCACTGTGTTTCATCCCTCATCCCTCCGCCCTCATCCCTTTCTACTCCCCGTCATCGACTTCAGCAATTCCTTCTGTTGCTCCCACGTCTGCCCTCTTCCATCCTGCCTACCCTGTCCATCCTGTTTATACTCTTCCCCAAACTTCGGCATAAACTCCTCCGCCGTGTAAGGCTCTCTCCGCTTCTCAGGATCCCGGTTGATGTTTGCCAGCAGCGCCATCAACATCCCAAAACGCAAATCGGCGCGCTCCTCCCCAAACGGCTCCAGCGAGTAATACGCCATCCACTCACTGATCGACCGTGACGACAAGCGCGCCAGCAGCGCATCGACATCGATTTCTCCCACGGCCAACGCTAATCGATAGATAAACCTTCGTGTTGGCCGTTCGATGAGTTTTTTGTTAAATCCTCCATGTCCTGCGAGGATAGACCGCTCAATCGCATCGCCACATCATAGACGCGCTGGAGCGCCGCCGCGCTCTTTTTCGCCAGCGCCTTCACGTCGTCATCCGTAAACAGCCGCGCGCCCGCCTCGTCCACGCACGAGCGCGCCACCAGCTTCGCCCGCGCGTTGACCAGGTTCCACTGCGGATTATTCCCGCGCAGCTGCATCAGTGTCGCCTCGTAGGCATCGCGCTCCCAGCCGGTCAGCGACTGCACCAGCACCTCGCCGCCCCATTCCGGCACGCCCACCGTCTCGCGCGCCAGGTCTACCGCCTGCAAAATTTGCTCGCGTGTTAGCATCGCCATATTTTATCCTTGTATCCTGTCCATCCTGTAAAACATTCCCGGCCTACGTCCAAATCATCGCGCCCGTGATCTTCAGCGTCACGTCCGCCGACAACACCCCTCTCACAGGGGCCTTCATTCCGAACTTCGTCACGAGCGCCGAAAAATCCACCTGCGAACTATCCGGGAACACGATCCTGAAATTGGCCGCGGCCCGCGCGTTCTTATAATACTGCAATCCCGTCATATCGTCCTGGGTCGGATCGTCCGGCACGAACCACATCGGAAACGAGATCTCGCCCGAGTCGATCAGCGACGCGATAAACTCCTTGCGCGCCTGCGGACTCGAATGACTCGTCACCTCAATCGTGTCCACCGAATCGGCAGGTCCGTCGATGTCTCCCACCTCTGCGATGGTCGTGTAACTCGCGCTCGTCCCTCCCGTTCCACTCCCCAACTGTACCAGTGTTCCAAATGCTGCAATCGCGTCGCTCATCGTATCCTCCTGTTTGTCATTTGCTCATTTGTCATTTGTCATTATTCAAAATGCCACACCGACACATCCATCCGCACCACCGGCACCACAATCAACGGCGTCGTCTGTTGCCCGCTCGCGCCGATATTCTCGCCATCCATCTCATTCTCGATCGTCGTCCCCTGGATCGTCAGCCCGCCCTGCGTGTTTCCCACGAACCCCGCGAACGAATCCCAGCAATTCCGCAGCGCCTCCGCCGTGTCTTTCGCGTCCGCGTAATCATCCGCCTCGATCGTAAACTGAAACCGCGACATCGCCAGGTGACTCGACTCAGCGTGTGCCTGGTGTTTCACGCTCGAAATCTTCTGGTACGCGATCGCGGGCAGCGGCACATCCTGCGGCACAAACAGCGGATACACCCGCGTCCCGACCAACTCAAACAAGTCCGCGTCGCTCACCATCTTAAAATAAACCGCTTCCTCAATCGTCGTCATTCCTATCTCACTATTGCACTATCCAACTATCGCACTACTTCACTATCAAACTTCTTCTTCCTCTCCACTCTCCACAATCGCCCTTCTCGCCTCAATCGCCTTCCGGAACGTCTCACCAATCACCGCCACCGCCGCCGGGCTTTTCTCATCCATTGCGGGCCTCAGCCACGGATGCGCAGCCATCCCCGGATGACTCACCGACCCGATCACCACCAGCCCCGATCTCCCCTCGAACACCAGCGGCGCCCCCGTGATCTCATGTCGGCTCACGCCCGTTTCAAAATATCTAAACCACCACTTCTTCTTCGACGGCGCAACCGCCATCGTTATAACACCGCTCATCAATGACACCGCTTGAATCCGCGTATGCTTCGCGGGCCTGCCCAGCGCCGCCGCGTTCATCTCAGCCTGGCTCTGCACAACCTTCGCCCCGTTGCGCATCGCCGTCCGCGCCGTGCTGCGCACATTCCCGCCCAGCGCCTGCAATTCCTTCAGCAGGTTCTCCCCGCCCTCAATCCTCACCGTCGTCGTCGTGTTTGTCATTTTTCATTTGTCATTTTTAATTGCTAGACCGCTTCCGTGCAATTCAACACCATCTCGCGCCCGACATTATCCGCCACCACCGACGCAATCTCCAGCACTCTCGCATTCCACAGCACCCGCCACGTCGGCAGCACGCCCGCGCGATTCCTGATCGCTATCGTGTGCGTCAGACTCGCGCTGGCCCTGTTCATATCGATCGTCTCATCGCCGCTCGTCGTCTCGACCCGCGCCCATACCGTCGCCACGTCGCTCCACGTCACCACCGGCGCGCCAAATTCATCCTGCGTCGTCGTCGGCTCTTGCAGCGTAATTCTGTGCCTCAGCTCTCCCGCTCTCATCTTCTATCCCGCTATCCTGTTTGTCCTGTTCATCCTGTAAAATTCCTAAAATGATCTCGCGCTATTCAGCGCCAGCAGCGCCTTCACTCCAAAATCAATCGGCCTGCTCACCGCCCCCACCGTCACGGCCTCTCTATTCTCGTACCAATGTCCGACCAATAACAGCATCGCCTGTTTGATCACGATCGGCATGTAAGCCGTCTCATCCCAGCCCGCCACATACGTCACGCAGATCGCGTTATAGTCGCGCAGCACCACCAGCGGCCAATTCTGCAAATACCGCAAATGCACCACGCCCGGCACGCTCACCGTATCGGCCGCATAGACCGTCGTCGGCAGCGTGTATTTCACATCGTTCACGTCGTAGTATTCGACGCTCGTCACGCTCTGCAATGGCGGCCGCGGCAGTTCAATCTCATCATCCAGCGGCCAATCCTCCAGCCACAGTTCGATCGTCTGCGTGCAATACGCGCACCAATCGATCGCCTCGCAGTATTCGCGCGCCGCCTGAATCAACCCGACGATCAGCGCATCATCGTCGTCAATATCGATCCGGCATTGCGCCTTCGCTTCGGTCAGCGTCACCGGCTCAAACGTTGGCGGAGTGATTAACCGATAAGTCATCGCTTCATCCTGTAAATCCTATCCATCCTGTTACTCTTCTTCATTTCTTCGGCCTGGCTAATCCGCCCTGCGGCACCAGATACTCCCCGTACTTCGCCACGGTCAACACCTTCTCTTCAGGATCCGGCTGATCAGCCAACGTCACCGCCTGATCGAACGTCACGGCCACCGTCGTCGCATTGACGTTGCCGATTTCGCCGGATTGGAATTGTGGTGAGCTCATAGAGTGATCCCATAGCGCGCCGCTAGTTCCGCCTCTACTGCGGCGCGGGCGGTAGCATCAAGAGCGGGCGCAATGATTCGCAAGGCGCACATGTCGAATTGCGTGTATTGATCGTTGACTAAATCGCCCGTGGCGTTTATCCTCAGCGGTTCAGAATTGCTAAAATCCGGTATCCGTACCACACCGGATG